TTTCTGTCGTTCGTAATTTCCTTGATCTTGATCCTGGCGCTGGCGTCCTCTATTTTGAAACCGAGTCTGCTATCAGTAAGCAGATGATTGAGAGTCGTGGTATTGATTCCACTCGCACGGTAATCTTCCCTGTCAATACAGTGGAGGAGTTCAGGACTCAAGCAGTCAGGATCATTGACAAATATGTAGAACAACCTAAAGACGAACGCAAACCGCTCATGTTTGTGTTAGACTCTCTTGGTATGCTAGCCACCAACAAAGAAGTGCAAGACGCTACGGACGATAAGCAAGTTCGAGACATGACAAAATCACAATTGATTAAGTCCTGCTTCCGTATCTTGACGTTGAAACTTGGTAAGGCTAACATACCTATGTTAGTTACTAATCATACCTATGATGTCATCGGTTCTTATGTCCCAATGAAAGAAATGGGTGGTGGTAGCGGACTCAAGTATTCTGCTAGCACAATCGTTTATCTCGGAAAGAAAAAGGAGAAGGATGGAACGAATCTCGTAGGAAACATTATCAAATGCGAGGCTAAAAAGTCTCGTCTGACTAGAGAAGGTTCCAAGATTGAAACAAGACTGTTCTTTGATGAACGTGGACTTGAAAAATATTATGGTCTGTTAGAGTTAGGGGAGAGAGCAGGACTGTGGAAAAACGTTGCTGGTCGTTATGAAATCGACGGCAAGAAAGTATATGCAAAGGCAATCCTAAAAGATCCAGAAACATATTTTACACAGGATGTTCTTGACAAATTAGATAAACAGGCACAACGCGAATTTTTATACGGAGCATTTGATGACGGAGAAACTGGAACTGACAATCTTGAGGAATCTTCTGTGTAATGAAGAATACTTTCGTAAAGTAGTTCCTTTCCTGAAGAAAGAATATTTTCAAGAACCAGTAGAGCAATATATCTTCGAGGAAATTAGCGACTTTGCTTCTACATATGATAAGTTTCCTACCAAGGAAGTTTTAATTATTAATTTACAGCAAAGAAATGATCTCACTGAAGAAAATTATCGAAATACTGTTTCACAAATCGACACCCTCACTGACGAATGGGTTGACCACCAATGGATCACCGATGTCACTGAAAAATGGTGTCAGGAACGTGCAATCTACAATGCCCTCTTACAATCGATCAAGATCGCAGATGGAGGCGATCCAGAAGTATCAACAGGGGCGATCCCCGGAATACTCCAAGAAGCCTTGGCGGTATCTTTCGACGAAAATATCGGACACGACTACGTACAAAATGTAAAAGATAGATACGATTACTATCACCTTGAAGAGCATAAGATTCCCTTCGACATTGATAAGTTGAATCTAATCACCAAGGGTGGTATTCCTAACAAGACACTTAACGTTGCTCTTGCTGGTACAGGTGTTGGTAAGTCACTGTTCATGTGTCACATGGCAGCAGCATGTCTTTCTATTGGATACAATGTCCTCTACATCACACTGGAGATGGCAGAAGAAAAGATTGCTGAACGTATTGATGCTAATCTTTTGAATGTTAATATCCAAGAGATTGGTTCTATCCCTGAAGATATCTTTACATCCAGAGTCAATGAGATTGGTAGGAAGTCTCAAGGTAAATTGATTATCAAAGAGTATCCTACTGCTGCAGCACACTCTGGACACTTCAAATCATTGTTGAGTGATCTCTCACTTAAGAAAGATTTCAAACCTAATATAATCTTTGTTGATTATCTGAACATCTGTGCTTCATCACGATATAAAGGACACATTGTTAACTCCTATACCTATGTCAAAGCGATTGCGGAAGAGTTACGTGGTCTTGCGGTCGAGCATGATCTACCTGTTGTCACTGCTACTCAAACTACTCGGAGTGGTTTTGGTAATAGTGATGTTGACCTTACAGATACTTCTGAATCTTTTGGTCTTCCCGCTACTGCCGATCTTATGCTTGCTCTCATATCTACTGAAGAGTTAGAGCAGTCCGGTCGTATCATGATCAAGCAACTCAAGAACAGATACAACGATGCTGCTTATTACAGACGCTTCACTGTAGGCATTGACAGATCCAAGATGAAGCTGTATAATGTTGATGATTCTGAAGGTGATGTCTTGTCTTCTACGGATGATGAAACCTACGAAGCACTTGAAGAAGTCACGACCAAACAATCCAGACTCGATAAATTCTCTCAATTTACAATATGACAATCAATTTTAATCGCTATGAAGAATTTGTGGCAGCAGTTACTTCAGAATGCTCTACAAACTTTGTTGATTTCGCTGACCGTATTGGTGAGCTTGATAGACAAGGTGCCAATATTGAGAGACTTCTTACTGCTGGTGTTGGAATTAATGCTGAAGGGGGTGAGTTCCTTGAGATCATTAAAAAAATGGTCTTCCAAGGAAAACCGTGGAACGAAGATAACCGCGAGCATCTTATTATTGAGTTGGGTGATGTTATGTGGTACGTTGCTCAAGCTACAATGGCACTTGATATATCCTTCGATGAGGTAATCGAAACCAATGTCAACAAACTCAAGAAGCGTTACCCTGGTGGAGAGTTTAATGTTCACAACTCGGAAGTTCGTGCAGCAGGAGATCGTTAAGATATTATAAAGGACCCTCCATTTGTGAGGGTTTCGTGATAAAATATAGATGTCTGACACCGAACTGCAATGATCAACCTTCACGAACGATACGGGCATTACCTCCACACAAATAAAAAGCATGAAATTACTGGAGAAAAAGTGTTAACGTATGGTTGGGATGATGATGGTTCTAAACTTATTGGTTACTATGTGATCACCGAAAATCATAAGATGGTATTTTGTCCCAAAGGAAATTTAAAAACCAAGGAAGCGTGGCAGAGCGGTTTATTGCGTTAGTCTTGAAAACTAATGTGTCTTCACGGGCACCGCTGGTTCAAATCCAGCCGCTTCCGTTTCATCCTCCTCTAAATATTAGGGGAGGATTTTTCATATGGCAGCAATGACCATGAGTGACTACGGCAAGGATGCCCCTAGTGGGGGAGGTATTCGCTTGCGTATCCTTTATGATGCTATTGTCAGCAGAGAAAAATTAGAACTTGATGGTGGCGGAGAAGCACTTATCATGACATCTGATAGTGTCTTGTCTGACATGAAAAAAGTTCTTGATGGTCAAATGTTATTTGACTCACCTGACAAATCAAATACAAATAATTTTGCATCAAAGTATACGGGCAAACCGGTACTTCAAGCAATACAAAAGAATGGAAAACAAAATAAATCAACCGACATTAGATTCACGAAAATTAAAAAGACTACTGCTTTTGGAAGTAGTAAAGGATCTGGTGGAGGTGCAGATGCAACCGCTTTATTTGAAGGAGCAGCGTGTTGGGTTACTGCTTACAGATATTCTTTAAAAAAAGATATCGATACTGATTATAACGTTACTTTGGATGATTTGAAGAAGGTATCATCTTCAGTAGATACAGATAAATCAGTAGAAGAAATTCATAAATTTTTAGTTGATGATCCTGCATGGATGAAGTCAAGTATTAGAACTGCAAACAAGTTGTATGGTGCAACAAAATACAGAAACACTAATTTTAAATTTCATCGTGGAACAGGTATTGTTAATACAGTAGAAAATCATTTCAAAAAAGTAAACGCAGCAGACGGTAGACCATTTTCTAATATTAATAAGTGGACTCCTGCTGACATCTATATGTGTGCAGGTGGATTTGATAATAGTATCATCACTAATGAAATGATATTTCAGGGTGGTATTAATAAAGTATTGTTGAATCTTATCAATGAAAAGAAACTGATAGGAGTGTCTTTAAAAAAAGTAGAAAGTGCCACAGCAAATCTGACAGAGCATAATTTTACGAAAGCATCGTTGACGGTAAAAAAACCATTTGTACATGTTGGATCGAAGACTCTTTATAAGTCTATGGATATTTACGTAGAAGGACAAGGTTTTCGAGTACAGTTTAGAGCTACTGATGCCGAAGGTAAGACATGGCAGGGTGAAGTTACGGGAACTGCCGCCAAACATGGTAAGATTGGTGGTGGTGTAATGAATTACATCATGGAATCTGTTTATGGATCTGGCAAAGGTTTGTTTCAAGATTATTCAGACACAGCAGCAGTTGCTTCCGCAGCACAGATGGGTAATTTAGATACAAAAATATTAAATCTTGCTAAAAGTAACTCTAAATATATTATTAAAACTGGAGAAGTGGTTGATATTGATTTGATTAAAGAGATGAGACCACAATGGAAGTTTGCAAAATATCTGGGGTTGGTGGTGACAGATGTTTTGATGAATGGTTCTAAAACTGAAAGAGATGAGTTGTCAACTAGAATATATTTGTATGCAACTTCTGCTTCTGATAATTCAGCACCGTACATTAAGGTTTCCTAATGGCAAACGTAAAGCAACTAAAACATTTAGAACATCTTGAAGATGAAATGCTCAACTATGGAGTTGACGGATGCAAAGCTGCGGTATCTTTCCTCAAGGAACTGAAAAAAATGCTGGGACATCAAGACAGCACTGGGTTTATGCAAACCAAATGGGATGGAGCACCATCTGTTATTTGTGGTACTGATCCTGCTTCTGGATTGTTTTTTGTCGGCACTAAATCTGTCTTTGCAAAGACGCAACCTAAATTATGTTTTACAGATCAACAAATTGATGAATGGTATGATGGAGATCTTGCTACCAAGTTAAAATTTTCTTTAAAATATTTTAGTTTATTAGGTATTAATGGAGTCATTCAAGGTGATCTTATGTTCACTGACTCTACCAGAAAAATTGAAACAATAGATGGCGAAAGATTATATACATTCAGACCTAATACTATTACATATGGTATACCTGTAGATCATCCAATCGGTAAAGAAGTTGGTAGATCAAAAATTGGAGTAGTTTTTCATACTCATTACACTGGAGATGAACTTGCATCTATGCAAGCAAGAGCTGGTGCTCCAATTAATACTTTTAATAAGGTTACTGACGTTGCTGTGATTGCTAATGATACTCCTATGAATAGAGTTGGGTTCAGCACTACAGAATTAAGAAAGTTTGACAGTCATATTCTGAAGATAGAGAGGATGTGTCAATTGTCTGGAGATTTTCTTGACAATCTTGTAGAAAATTTTGGTACTACGGGAGATTCAAAATTTCACATATCATCGTACCTTAAACAATTTTTTAATTCAGAAATTAAGAACGCAAGAAGTATAACAAATGTTGATGACACTATTAATGAGTTAGTTAATTTTTACGATGCTAAAATGCAGAACGAGTTATCAAAAATTAAGACAGTTGATAATAGAACAAAGAAGTCTGCGCTAGTATACAAGAGTGAAAACTATGTAATTGATAACGTATATAAATTTAAGGCAATGATTGCTTTGTATAAAGAACTACAAACAGTTAAGCAAATGGTTATAGATAAACTAGATCATCTTGAAGAGTTTAGAACTTTTGTTCAAACAGATAAAGGATACAAGGTCACCACTCCTGAAGGATATGTCCTTCATAAGGATGGTGATATGATTAAATTTGTTAATCGTCTTGAGTTTGCATACAACAACTTCACTTTACAGAAGCAATGGCGTTAAATTGTAAGACCTGCTACTTTACGTTTGGCAGATTCCAACCACCTACTACAGGACATAAAGAAAATTTTAATGGGGTAAAACGTGCTGCTGGTCAGCATGATTATCGCATCTATATTTCACAAACTGTAGAC